GAAGTGAGAGATGGTAGAGAGGATTATTCGCTTAACGATTTCATAGTAGGACTTGGAAGAACAATAGAAAAACTAAAACAATAGAAATTAAAGAGTAGAATTATAAACTACAACGGCTCCGTAGTTCAACTGGATAGAATGTCAGATTTCGGCTCTGATGGTTGGGGGTTCGAATCCCTCCGGAGTCACAAAATAAAAAAATATGGAAATAGTAGCATTATTAGTTTTAATTGGATTAGGTTATTGGGTAATAAAAATACCTTATGAAATACTTAAAGTAATATTCAATATAAGTTGTATATCTCTATTTTATTTCGTATATTATATAAAAAAGAAATTATGGGTAAATTAGTTATAGGAATAATCTTGTTTTTAATGGGGCAAGCTTTAATATGGGTTCAAACTAACGGTCAGTTTGTTTGGACATGGGCAAAAGAAAATCCGTTTTGGATGGCAGCAATATTCAGTATGCCAATTTCTTATATGTTTATATATGCAACAACCTATGTAGTTGGATACTTTGACGGTTCATTATGGCCTGGTAGATTTATAGGTTTTGGTACAGGTATGATAGTATTTAGTATTTTAACCTACCTAGTCATGGGAGAGGGTATAACTATGAAGACAATGATATCGTTAATTTTAGCAACCACTTTAGTTGCTATTCAAATACTTTGGAAATAATGAGTAAAGCACCTATAAGACCTAAAGGAGGTAAACGCTCACCATTTTACTGGTGGAGACGCTTTCGTTCACATAAATCACTACCATATAGTAAAGGGTTAATAGATAAGATACGAAATGGTGACTTCGAGTACCCAGTTCTATTTGAACAAGCAGATTGGGAACTTCAATGGATGGAGCAAGATCAGAAAAAGTTTTTAAANGAGTATAAAGGATTTGAACCTAAATCAGATAGTCTATACCATGATATTGAGAAACGGTATAGGAAGAGGTATAATTTATTACGAGAAGATGGTGATAAGGTAGAGCGAGATCGACTTACAAGACTTGTAGAATCTTTATCAAAAAAGTTTTCTATACATAAAGATAATATTATAAAATGGATGGAAACGTTTGATGGTACAACCGAAGAATTATATAACTACTGTGCAAAACATAACAATATGAACGCTGACACTGTAAAGTTTTTAGATAAACAGTTGCAGAAACGATAAATAGTTCGTATATTTAGTATAAATAAGCTGTTAGTAGCTACTTATTATTATAATAATTAACAACTAACTTAATCAATAACAATAACAATTAATAACTAAAAGAGGAAAATTATGGCATTAGACTTAGATGCAATCCGCAAGAGGCTTTCAGGCCTACAAAACCAAACAGGTAAACAAAACAACCTTTGGAAACCAGAACCAGGTAAACAAACAATCAGAATCGTACCTTATCAGTATAACAAAGACAACCCATTTATTGAGTTATTCTTTCACTATGGATTAAATGGTAAGACATTCATGTCACCGGTAACTCATGGAGAAGCTGATCCAGTAGTAGAGTTTGCAGAAAAACTTAAAGCTACAGGTAACAGAGATGACTGGCAAATGTCAAGAAAACTAGAACCTAAAATGAGAACTTATGTTCCGGTACTAGTAAGAGGGCAGGAATCAGAAGGTGTAAAATTATGGGGCTTTGGTAAAACAGTTTACCAGGAATTATTAAGCTTTATAGCAGATCCTGATTACGGTGATATTACTGACTTAAATGCAGGTAGAGATGTTACAGTTGAATTCATGACTGCTGCAGAACTTGGTAAGCAATATCCACAAACTACGATTAGAATTAAACCTAATCAAACTCCAGCTACTGAGAATAAAGAGGTTGCTGAGAAAATTATGAACGGTCAAAAAGATGCAAACGATATCTTTAAGAAAGTTTCATATGATGAGTTGAAAGAGCAATTAGCAATTTGGTTAGATCCAGAACAAGGTGAATCTGAAACTTCAACAGGCTCAGGCGCACCAGCTGCTACTACTGCACAACCTACTTCAACAAATACTAAAAAGGTAGATGATGTAAATACTGCTTTTGACGAATTATTCAATAACTAAAAAGAGGGTTATATATGTCTAAAAAGACTACAAGAGACGACCTAGCTGATGTTCTAGCTACAAGTTTAAACAAACAATTTAAAGGATACAAGGTTGCTTACTTCCTAGACGGTTCAGAAGAGACTCCAGCTGATTTAATGGAATGGATCTCTACTGGCTCGGCTATGCTTGATTTAGCAATATCTAACAGAAAATACGGAGGAATACCAGTTGGCAGAATATGCGAATTAACTGGTCTAGAAGCTTCTGGTAAATCTTTATTAGCAGGTCACCTACTTGCAGATACTCAAAAGAAAGGTGGTTTAGCAGTATTTATCGATACTGAGAATGCATGTAATGAAGATTTCCTTAGAGCTATTGGTGTTAATGTTAAAGATATGCTATACATTCAACTTGATACAGTAGAAGATATTTTTGAAGTTATTGAAAATATTACTTCTAAGGTTAGAGAGTCGGATAAAGATAGAATGGTTACAATCGTTGTTGACTCAGTTGCAGCTGCAACTACACGAGTAGAGCAAGAAGCTGATTATTCTAAAGATGGTTGGGCTACGAGTAAAGCAATTGTATTATCTAAAGCAATGAGAAAAATTACTCAATTAATGGGTAGGCAAAAGGTAACTCTTGTGTTTACTAATCAATTGAGAGTAAAACTTGGAGCGATGTTTGGTGACCCTTATACTACCTCAGGTGGTAAAGCTTTAGGATTCCATGCTTCATGTAGATTACGTTTACAAGCTGCAGGGCAAATTAAAGCAAAAGTTGATGGTAAAGATCAAGTAATTGGTATTAAAACTAAAGCTAAAATTATTAAAAACCGAATGGGTCCACCGTTAAGAACGGCTGAATTCGATATCTTTTTTGATAGTGGTGTAGATAATTTTGGTGGATGGTTAACAGCTCTTAAAAATCATAAACTTATCAGTCAAGGTGGGTCATGGTATACATATACTGATGATACTGGTAAAGCTCATAAATTCTTATCTAAAGATTGGAATGGGTTACTTGAAGGTAATGATGGGTTACGTGATGAGGTGTATAATAAAATTTGTGATGCTGCTATAATGGAATATAAGACTGATAATCTCGGTATCGATGATATTGAATTATCAACTGAAGCAATTCCAGAATAGTATGAGTAAAAACAAATACTTTTCAATACTTGATTCATTAACTGAAACAAACTCAAAACCAGCAGAGCTCAATGATAGAGTTCTGCTGGTAGATGGGTTAAATACTTTTATACGTGCTTGGACAACATCACCAGTAACTAATGATGATGGCGTACATGTCGGAGGTATTACTGGTTCACTTTTATCCCTAGGTTATGCAATTAAAAATATTAAACCGACAAGGGTGATACTTTGTTGGGATGGTAGAGGAGGAAGTCAAAGGCGAAGGAAGCTATTTCCAGAGTATAAAGCTAGCAGGCGAAGTAAAGTAAATCTTAACCGATCCTTTCAAGGTAATATTGACAAAGAAGCTGACAATCAAAACATGAAAATGCAATTAGGTCGATTAATTCAGTACCTAAATAATTTACCAGTATCTACTCTAGCACTAGAAAATATAGAAGCTGATGATTCTATAGCATATGCGTGCAAACAAGTACTTACAGAATCACAATGCTTTATAATGTCATCAGATAAGGATTTTATTCAGTTAGTTGATGATAGAATCTCTGTATGGAGTCCTACTAAAAAGAAGCTATACTTCAAAAATGATGTCGAGGTAGATTACGGTGTACCAGCACATAACTTTCTACTATACAGGGTATTAACAGGTGACAAATCTGACTGTATACCTGGCATAAAAGGTACTGGGTTAAAAACGTTACAAAAACGATTACCAGCACTATTTGGTGATACAAAATTAACATTAGATGATCTTGTTGATATGAGTGCAGATTCATCTATAAAAATGCTACAACAAATAACAGATTCTACTGATCAACTAGAGTTAAACTATAAACTTATGCAATTACATGATGTAGATATATCAGGTAAATCGAAAGAGATTATACGTAATGTTATTAACGGTGAACTTACGAGGTTAAATAAAACTAACTTTAAACTTTTACTTATGGAAGACCGAATGACTAACGGTATTAAGAATCTAGATTTTTGGATACGAGAAGTTTTTACAACTTTAGATGCACTATCATCTACTAAGTAAGTTGGAATTCTCAAATAATTTTATTATATTAACTATATGACAGATACATTTAGCAAATACGGGTATTCATTTCAGATTAAACTGATAGCTGCTCTCTTTAAAGATAGATTATTCTTACAGCAGATTAGTGATATATTGCGACCTGAGTTTATGGAATCTGAATCTAATCAGTGGATTATTGAAAAGGTTATTGATTATTTTACTGAGTATAGTTCATTACCAACACTGGAAGTTATGAAGGTTAGACTAGACGACGTTGATAACGATGTATTAAAAACTACTATAGTTGATACATTAAAGCAAGTTGTAAAGCAGTTTGAAGCTGAGGATATAAAATTTATTGAACAGGAAGCGTTAGATTTTTGTAAGAATCAAACTTTAAAAGCTGCAATTATGGATTCAGTAAACCTACTTCAGTTAGGTGAGTATGAATCTATAAAGGAAAAAATAGATACTGCAAT